GCAGAAAATTGCCTTTGAATTTCTGAGGTTTGTTTTTTGATCTCATCTGTAACTGCTCTCTGCGCTTCTTTCAAGGCTTTCGCCTCTTCTCTTAAGCGTTTTTGAGCCTCTTTTGCGTTTTCAATCTTGTCCGGCATCGCGCTAAACTGATCAACCGTTTTAGCGGCTTCAGCTGTAACCTCTTTTTGTTTGGTGGCAAATTCGCCCACCTTATCTGTCGTCAGGCCAAGATGATTAAGCAGTCTTCCGACATTATCAGCAATAAACCTAAAAACTGGATTATCTGCCATCTCCCTGAGTTTATTGACAACGAAGCCGAGAACTTCGGACATCTTGCCAATTACGGCGATAGAAAATTCCAGTGATTTTATGAAGGTGCCTTGAATAACGACAACCAATGCTTTGATGTCAACTTGGCTAAATGCCTGCTTCAACGCATCCGTCAGCGGTTTAACCGCTTCCGTAAGTTTTGGCAGGATTACGCCGCCAAGGTAATCCCACCAGTCACCGATTTCATTTGACGCCCAAGTAATAGCCTCAATGCTTTTTAAAATAATCGGGCCAAAGGCTTGACCGATTGAATTAAACAAGCGATCAGAAACCTGAGCTAAACCTTTCTGTGCTTTTTGTTGTTCATTTAACTTGTCTCCGAAATTGTCTGATGCTTCTGCAGCTTCTGACAATGCCTTATAAATAACTTCACTCGTAAGCGCGCCTTCCTGTCCCAATGAGCGGACTTCAGCCGCACTACGGCCCATACTTGTAGCAATCTTCTGTGCCAGGTTCGGCATACGCTCAAGAATTGAGCGCAATTCATCGCCTTGCAACTTGCCACTGCCAAGAGCTTGGCTTAATTGGACAAAGGCTCCTGCAGCATCTTCAGCAGATGTTCCAGACTCCATCGCAATTGCATTAAAGCCATCATAAATTTGACTTGTTTCCTTCAAGCCAAAACCAAGACCTTTAAGCCTTGACAAGGTATCGGCAATTGCAACCGTAGCTTCTGTTTGACTAATCCCAAACTTTGCCGAAGAATTAGCAGCAACTGCCATCGCTGCATTAAACTCTTCGGTGCTTGAAGTAAAATTCCTCAGCTTTTGCTCTGCTGCACCGCGAGTAAAAGCAACATCCAAGCCTTTCTTTAAGGTTGCGACGGCAGTCGTGATCGTCAAGATCGGACCCAGTGCCGACTGAATCGCAGCTCCTAAACCTTTTGCCCCTGTACCAGCCGCATCAAGACCAGTTTTAGCTGCTTGACCTGCGGTTCTTGCTTCTCTTAATGTTTTCTGATAAGCGTCAATTTGTTTTTGAGCTTTTTGATACAAAGCTCCACCAAGTTTAACTTTTTGCTGGACAGCCTGAAGCGCAGCTATTTGAGACCTAATAGCTCCTTCGGTGTTTGCGACCTTTGCAGCAAAGACTGCTTGTACTGTTGAAGCTTTTGCCCAAGCACTATTTGTGCCCTTCGCGCTAGCTTGTGCGCCTTTTGCCGCCTGGCCTACGCGATCAATCGCACGCCGCAATGCATCCGCGTTTTGAATGGCATTCCTAGCATCAAAATTGATGCCTACATTTGCGACGACACCCACGGCAGGCAGCTCAACCTATCGCGAGTCTATCGCCGCCGCGCTTTCTTTATCGATTCTTCTTCCTCTTGGAACTCCACTTCATAGAGCGCTGCCCAAAGCTGCACCTCTTCGCGTGTAATCCTTTGCGTCAAGTCTGACAGCGTATAGCCTAGGTCGCGAGATATACGCATCAAAAGCCTTAGCGAATAATCATTCTTGACGCATCTGGTTAGTTTTTTGCTTCTTCCTCCGTCACGTCACGATCGCCCGTAAGCAAAGCGAGCATCAATGCTTGCAAGTCTTCGTCTCGTACCTCGTTCTTCAATTCAGCGATCTCGCCGGCGCTAAACATGCGCTGACCGTTTTCGTCTTGCGCTTTATTGATCAAAAGCTGCAGGGCAAATGCATTAGCATCGTCGCTGCCTGCATCCTTTTGTGCTTTTTCACGCTCTGCCATCGTAAGCGGAGTGCTGTAAAACACAAATTCGCCGCCGTCGGTCAATGTAACAGTACGCCTAACCGGCACGAGATTCGCGGCTTTTTTCAGACGATCAAGCGCACGACGCCCGACGCTAGAAGCTGGCATGAATTTTTGAATAACTGAACGAATAATATACGCAAAAAAACCCCCGACGCAAGTCGGAGGTTTTGTCTTTACGTTTCGACTCAGGACTTGCTGAAGTCGAAGGAAGGAGCAGCAGCAGGACGGAATGAAACCTCAACCATCTGAGCGTCGTCAGGGTTGACGGTGAAACTAGCGCTCAACAACACAGCTTCCATTGAAATCGAGCGGCTGGCAGTGTCATCGACAGAGCCACTGCTAACAACGCGGTCAATGTAAAGCTTGAAGTTGACGCCGGTCTGCTGACGCTGAATCACGTCTTCGACAAGACGGCTTGCGATGTTGGTGTCATCATCGGTGACATAAACGCTTGCCGAGCCTTCACCATCAGCAAAACCAGTGATGTAGGTTTTGAATGGTGCATACTGACCAAGAGTTTGACCGATTGAAGTAACGTCGATCTCGTCGCGAGTGATTTCAAAGTTCCAATCACGGACGTTACCAACAGCCTCAAAGCTGGTGTAGGTAATGCTTGCGAAGGAACTGCCAAATCCCGAAGGTGCGGCAGTTGCTGTTTCAGCTGAACCACCTTCAGTGCTGCTAACGGTCATCACGCCAGTTGCGGCGTCATAGGTCAGCACGTAGTAATCACCAGCAGCAATCGCGCCGGTAGTGGTTGCGCCAGAAGGATAGGCAAGAGTCACAGGATCGTTGACCTGAAACCCTAGATAAGCACCAACGGTGATATCACTGCCAGTCGAAGGAAAGGCAGAAGCGGTCAGCGTGGTGACAGAAGTGCCAGCAGGCTTGTAATAAAGAGCGCCGGACGTACCGGACAGAACAGTAGCCATGATGTTTGAACGGTAGTGGCTTCGCTCTATTCTAAATAGGCTTCAAACGATACGGATAGACGAGTTTGAAAATACGCTTCTGGGGCTGGCGCTTCAACCTGAGCCGGTCCTGATGCTGGATCGAAAATAATTCCGCTAACTGTTTGCCGATCGAATAAATCCTTCAATCGCTCAGCAATGGTGAAATTTGCTCCTGCGCCAACACCGAGTGGAGAAAAGACATTGATCAGCAAAACACCGTTCTGCTTATTCATGCCAGTGGCAGGCGCTTGCAGCGTGGCGTAATTGTTATCGCCAAACTGAACAAATACTTGCACCCATGGAAGATTATTCGGCGGTGTGAATGGGACGTTCTGATAGCTCACAGGATAAACCGGAGCGCTTGCCATTTCAGTGGCGATACGACCTTCAATAGCCGCACGAATGTCGTTGTAGCTACTTGTCATGACTGCCTCCCGATAATCGTTGCATTGGCTTGAATAAAGTCTTTCATATCTTTAGCAATGACCAAAGGGTAGCCTACTTCAATTTGATTACCCTTAGAACGCCATCGACCTTGCCAGGAGCGCGGCAAATTGCTACCCATCAGCACGGGTTCAGCGTATGGCAAGTTATTGTGAACGCTGTAGATGTTGCCGATTTTTTCTTTCTCGTACCCGATGCGTAAAGGATTAGACGGTGCTGGATACGATGCAGAACCAGCAGGAGCACCGGCGTATGGCGCGGCATTTTGACCGATAGCCCAGCTGACACGCAAGCGTCCTGTGTCAACCGGACTAGCCTGTTTCAGGCGGCTATCAGCTTCTAGAACTGTGACGTTGAGAAGCTTGTTGAATTGATCTTCGCAATAATCTGCGATTTCGTTAAACTTGATGATTCGCGCCATCTTAGGACCTCAAGAAAAGAATGAAAACAATTGCTGTATTGTCTTGCTCGACCGTCTCAACCTGAATAACTTGATGGGTTACATTTTGGATGATAATTCGATCTTCAGTGCTGGGCACGGAGGAAATTGAAGACGCTGCGATCGTTAGCTTTTTGTCGTCTGCCTGAACTAGATCATTAACCTCTCTGGCGTTGACCGATTCAATGACGCCTTTAACCGTGACACCAGTGACGGTTTCACTAACCGAGCCCGTCAAAGGGTTATACTCTCCAGTTGTTACCAAACGTAACGTAATGTCACCGCCAAGACGAGAGATCGTCTTGTTTGCAACCTTTTGCAGCGAAGAAGCGAGAGACATCAGATTCGATAAGCGATACAGGCTCCGTTCTGGAGCTGAATACTTGTAAAGTAGCCCGTCAAATGCGCACCGGAATCAACGGATGCACCGGCAAAGCTATTGTCGATTACGTTTGTGCTAACAATCGCGTTGATCGTGCTGTTTTCATAGAAGTCAATGTGCATAAACTTGCCAACATGCACAGCGGTGTCGTTAATCACTTCGGCACCTACTGACCAGTCAACTGCACTTGCACCGCCGTGTGATTTTGCCATGATCAGACCTTGTACGCGACAACAGCGCCGCCACTGTTCAAAGTGAAAGCAGTGAACACGCCCTGAATTTCAAAACCAGCAGGCAAGCCTTCACCGACAAGACTGTTTCCAGTCCAGTTTTCAGCCGCAATAGCACTAAAGCTAGTGTTGTTTTTTAACACAGCAATGCGATTCCAACGACCAGTGCGTGCCGTTGTGTTGTTTACAAAGTCTGCACCGATGCTATAAGCCGGATCGATGGCGCCGCTGTTATGAGCCATGATCAGAGCCTATAGGCAATAACAGAGCCGCTGGTCAGCGTCACGCTAGTGATCACGCCGCAGATCTCACAATCAGCCTTGAGCACGACAGAGGTCAATGCATTGCCGGTGATGTCTTCAGCCACCAGCGTGGCAATGACAGAATCCTCAAGTGCAACAACCTTGCCAAACCTGCCGGTATGGGCTGCAGTGTCGCTGATGTATTCAGCGCCAGGATACTTGTAACCCATAGTCAGCTCCGTTTGACAGCGATGTTGCCTGGTCCACTAATTCTAAGGCCAATCAGATAGCGCTCAACCATTGGCGGGATACGATCCGCACCAACCGCACCGAACTGATTCGGTGTAACGTTCAAGCTGCCAATCTGAACGTTCTTGTAATCGTCAAGACCACTTAGGCCAAGGCCATCCTTGTTGTTGTTCAAGTAAACGGCAAGCACAGCCTGTGCCTTCTTCACCTGATCTGGGATCTCCGTGTCGGTGAAATAATCTGTCGTGATCCTGAACGGAAAACCAACCGCATAAGTGTTGATGTAGGTATCAGGCTTGCGAACACCAGTGCGCGGCCACTGTAATGCTTGGGTGTCAGTTGCTCTCGCGCCAAGATACCGCTCACGATCAAGTCGCTGCGTTGCGGTGTAAAGCGCACGATTCTTCTGATCCGTTGTTGCACTCGCCCATGCGACGACATCATCGTCTTCAACCAAGCCGTCAATAATGTCTTGGGCGTCACTCAAGGTCAAATAAGTATTGGCAGAGGCTCCGCCAACGGTCGCATCAAGAGTGATCGCCATCAACCTGCTCCAACTTGGGCTTTACTGTCCGACGCCTACGTTGTTTCGGCTTCGGTTCTTCACTAAGTTTAGGCTCAGCAATAGAAAG